AGCGACCATACGAAGAAGTTGCCTTCCCGCGAGGAGTTAACAACCTGGCAAAATATAGACACCCAACTGAAATCTATACAAAGGGAACACCCATCCACGTCAGAGGTGCATTGCTCTATAACCATTATGTGAAGAAGCATAAGGTAGAACATAAGCATCAACTCATCCAAGAGGGTGAGAAGATCAAGTTCATGTACCTCAAGACTCCCAATCCCATCTACGAAAACTGCATCAGTTTCTTTGGTGAGTTGCCGAAGGAGTTTGGCATTGAGAAGTATGTGGATTACCAAACACAATTTGAAAAATCATTCCTAGAACCGCTCAAAAATGTGCTACAATGTATTGGGTGGCAACACGAAAAGACCATTACGATTGGGAGTTTCTTTGAGTGAGTAAGAAGATCTTTGTAGTCACTTGGACCAACCATGTTGTGGGTCAAGTAGGTCCTGAAGACATCAAATGCTTTGAAGACTACAATACTGCTCGTGCTTTTGCAAAGCTTATGGGGCAGTCTTATCAGTATGTACATTTTTATGAGGAGAGAGTAGATCAATGGGATTCCTAGATACTGTAATCAAAGAGTCAGGCAATGAGTTTGCTAGCATTGTTTCTGAAGGGGTTGCTGCTGGCGACATTACATCTTACGTTGACACTGGGTCTTATATTTTTAATGCCCTTGTTAGTGGTTCCCTTTTTGGAGGGCTTCCTTCCAACAAGGTTACTGCCTTGGCAGGAGAGAGCTCAACAGGAAAGACTTTCTTTGCTCTTTCTGTCGTTGGTAATTTCCTGCGAGATAATCCTACTGGCGGAGTCATTTATTTTGAGTCCGAGTCTGCAATCTCTCGCGAGATGATTGAAGAACGTGGCATTGATTCCAAGCGGATGATCATCATGCCCGTTGCTACCATTGAAGAGTTCCGAACTCAGGCGGTTCGTATTCTGGACAAATACATGAAAGAACCTAAAGATGAGAGGGTTCCTATGCTGTTTGTGCTAGACTCCCTTGGTATGCTTTCCACCTCTAAGGAGATGGAGGACATCTCCAACGACAAGCAGGTTCGTGACATGACCAAATCTCAGTTGATCAAGGGTGCCTTCCGTGTGCTAACATTGAAACTGGGTCAAGCAAACGTGCCTATGGTCGTCACCAACCACACTTATGACGTGATCGGTTCCTATGTCCCCACCAAGGAGATGGGAGGCGGTACAGGTCTCAAGTATGCTGCTTCTACAATCATTTACCTTGGTAAGAAAAAGGAGAAGGATGGTACTGAAGTCGTTGGTAACATCATCAAGTGTGAGGCAAAGAAGTCTCGCCTAACCAAGGAGGGTAGCAAAGTTGAGACACGTCTATTTTTTGACGAGCGTGGACTGGACAAGTATTACGGACTACTGGAACTGGGTGAACAGTACGGAGTCTTCGCCAGGAAGGGCAATCGGATTGTTGTTGGGGAATCTTCCGTTTATCCTTCTGTTATACTTGCTAATCCCGAAAAATACTTCACGCCCGAAGTGATGGAAAAACTGGAAGAGGCAGCACGTAAAGAATTCTCTTATGGCAACTGAGCGTATTGAACAAACTATCTTACGTAATCTCCTTTTCACTGAGGAGTATTACCGTAAGGTAGTTCCTTTTTTAAAAGCAGATTACTTTCAGGAATATCATGAAAAGATTATCTTTGAAGAGATCGCTGACTTCGCTAGTAAGTATGACAAAGTTCCTACTCAAGAAGTCCTTACGATTAATCTTCAGAATCGTAACGACCTTACCGATGATGCGTTTCAAGATTCGGTACAGACGGTACGTGGACTCACAGACGAGTGGGTTGACTACGAATGGCTCCTTGACGCCACAGAAAAGTGGTGTCAAGACAGAGCAATCTACCTTGCCCTCATGCGGTCTATCAAGATCGCAGATGGAGGCGATAAGAAAATATCAAAGGATGCGATCCCAGGCATACTCCAAGAGGCCCTGGCAGTATCGTTTGACGAACACATAGGACACAGTTACACAGAGCAAGCAGAAGAACGTTATGATTTCTACCACCGAGTTGAAGAGAAAGTCCCCTTTGATCTGGAAAAGTTTAACTTCATTACCAAAGGTGGTCTCTCTAACAAGACTCTCAATGTCGCTCTTGCTGGTACAGGCGTCGGGAAGTCTCTATTCATGTGCCATTGCGCTGGTGCCGCGCTCACACAGGGGTACAACGTACTCTACATTACATGTGAAATGGCAGAGGAAAAGATTGCTGAGCGAATTGACGCAAACCTTCTGAATGTCCCTGTCAAAGACATTGTAGATTTACCCGAGATGATCTTCACCAGTAAGGTCAATGAGATCGCTCGTAAAACTCGTGGTAAACTTATCATCAAAGAGTATCCCACTGCATCAGCACACGCTGGTCACTTTAAGGCACTGCTTAGCGATCTCAAGTTGAAGAAAGATTTCAAACCTGATATCATCTTCGTGGACTATCTTAATATCTGTGCAAGTGTGAGGTACAAAGGTGCGATTGTCAACAGTTACACGTATGTTAAAGCGATTGCTGAGGAGCTTCGGGGTCTTGCTGTGGAATGTGGGGTTCCTATTGTTAGTGCTACTCAGACCACTCGTAGTGGTTTTGGCAATAGCGATCCAGATCTTACCGATACTTCTGAGTCTTTTGGTCTTCCTGCCACTGCTGATTTTATGTTCGCTCTTATTTCTACTGAGGAGTTGGAACAACAGGGTCGCATCATGGTCAAACAACTTAAGAACCGATACTCAGATCTCGTTACCTCACGAAAATTCATGGTGGGAATTGACAGATCCAAAATGAAGCTGTATGATGTTGCTGATGACGCATCAGTCATCAACATTAACTCGGAAGACCCTGGTGAGGAGTTCTCCCAATTTGCAGAAACACAAAACCGTCTATCTAAATTTGCTGAATGGAACGTATGATTGATTTTAACCGTTATGAAGAGTTTGTCTCGGCAGTTACTTCTGACTGCTCAACAAACTTTGTTGACTTTGCTGATCGTATTGGCGAGTTGGATCGTGAGGGTGCCAATATTGAGCGTCTCCTTACTGCTGGTGTTGGGATTAATGCTGAAGGTGGTGAGTTTCTGGAAATCATTAAGAAGATGGTCTTCCAAGGAAAACCGTGGAACGATGATAACCGTGAGCATCTTATCATTGAGTTGGGTGATATTCTATGGTATGTCGCTCAGGCAACAATGGCTCTGGGCGTCAGCTTTGATGAAGTCATTGAGACAAACGTGAAGAAACTTGAGAAGCGTTATCCTGGTGGTTCGTTTGAGATCCGTCGTTCTGAAGTTCGCGCAGCAGGTGACCGATGAAGACTCTTACGCTAGAAGATTATCAGAAGGCAGGTGAAGAGTTTTGGCCTAAGTATTGGTACATCGCTAAAGAACTTGGGGAGGATGCTAAACCAGAGCAAGTTCTCAAGGTCATGGAAGCGATTGGTGGAGTTGCTCTAAAACTCGCACTAGAAGACAAACTTGCCCCATTCGGATTTAATAAGAAAAAGGAAGATGACTGAACAACGACTGCTCTCTGAAGTAAATTTTATCCTATTCACTAAGGACTCCTGTGGTCCTTGTGGTCTGGTGAAGCGTTACTTCAATGCTCTCAAAGATGAGCGTACCAAACTCATTCAGGAAGTCCAACTAGAAGACTTCAGTGATGAACCTATCCCAGAAGAGAATCTTGCCATTGCTAAAAAGTATGGTGTGACTGCCACTCCTGTCCTGATTATCACTGATGGAGATGGTAACCTGTTGGAAACATATTCCAGTGGTATGCCTATCACCCAGAACATTCGTAAGTTGTGGACAAAGTACGGTGTATAGTCTCTGGATCCACCTAGTAGCATTCTTCCAAGTGGTTGTGATGAACTGCATTCAACCTGTCAACTGGAAGTATTGCTATCGGGTAGATCAGTGGTTGATCCCAGATCTCGTAGAAGGTTATGAGATCTGGACCGAACAAAAACATCCCTATCAAAACGAAAAAGAATATCTGAATAACCTCCCCTCTAAATAATTAGACGGGAGGATTTTTTATGGCTGGACAAGGACTTACGTGGAGTCATTTTAGCAAACGCTATGATCAGTGTTTGCGATCTTGCTATGAGAGAATGAAAAATGACAAACCATTCATTCTTTTAGACAAGAACAAGGAGTCGGAAGATGGTGTTCATATTTACTTCACCAAGATTGGATTTAATATTCCAGCAAAAAATGGAGCATCGTGGAAAAAAGTAGATAATGCTTTCATTGACTTTGAACCAAAAAGATTTTCTTCGTATAAAAAATTTAAGAAAGGTATTGAAGAAGCGACAAGTCTAAATGATAAATCCGATCTGCTAGATGCTCCTGTAAGAGTTAACTTCTATACATCAAGGACAAAAAATACTGCCAGTTCTATCAATAGCGGCAGAGTTTTGAAAGACAAAGACTTTGGAGGTAAACCACCATCAGGAACAGTTAGGAGTATTTACTGGGGTAAACTTGGATTCATGGTGAATGAACTGGGTATTTCATATACCTTGAATTATCCTACAGCAACTGAGGATGGAGAAGCAGATTTCATTTCTTCTTTTAATCAGCAACTGGAAGAAGTTGCTGGTGCTAATGGTGATAGAGGATTGAACATGGACATTGGAGGTACAGTCTTTGAAAATATTATTGGTGTCAATAAAGTATCTGGCACAGGTAAAGCAGACTTGGCATTTGTCTCTCTTAAAAATAGGCAACTAGTAGAAGTTTGCTGGGCATCTCATAAGAAAGGATCTAAAGCAAGTGATTTTGGTCAGTGGGGTGGTGTAACTCAGTTATATTCCAAGAATAATACGGTAAAGGAATTTGTTGATTACATGCACCAAGTTGTGGGTAGAGGAAAGATCTGGGATTTTACTCAGATGGGTGCTACTACCTTCGGAATGAAGATTGATGGTCCTACACATTCAAACTTGCGAAGATATGCTGTCTATGGACCTAACCATTCTCAAACTAGTTTTGGACCAGAGAAGTGCAATGTAGTTTTGCAGGGAAATCCAATTATTAATTACAGTAAAACTCACTCCACTCTTGATATGTCTGGACACCTTATAAAGTTTGGTGTAGAAATGACTGGTGATTATGAACCAGTATTGATGTGTATTAAAAAAGCATCTACCGAAAATATTTTGAAAGGAGTTGGTAGAGCAGACAAGGGCGGCAAGACTGATGGTGGCATTCAGGGAGCACGTTTCTCTATCTTCCCAGGCGGTGGTAGAACTGTCACACACTGGGTTGAGAAAAACAGGCAGGGGCAGTATATTGTAAGGGAAGCATAGGCACATGAGTAAGAACCTCCACCTAGAGCACGCCGAAGACCTCATGTTGATGATGGGATCCAGCGGAGTTGCCGAAGCATTTGGATATATTGATGACTTGATCAAGACATTTACGTCAGCTCCTACTGCGAACAGAAATATTTCTACAAAATGGGACGGTGCCCCAGCTATTTTTTGTGGTCCCGATCCTGCTGACGGTGAGTTTTTTGTAGCAAAGAAAGGTCTCTTTAATAAAAAACCCGTACTCTTCAAATCTATTAAAGAAATTGAGCAGGGTGAGAGTCGTGCCGATTTGGCACAGGTATTTAAAGCAGTGTTTAATGGAATGAAACCACTGTATGATTCTGGGAAACTTACCGATGTAGTACAAGGTGATTTCTTATTTCACTCTGGCACTAGGCAACTCAAGAGAGTCATGGGAGAAAACTGTGTTCTCTTTAAACCACAGTTGATTGCATATTGCATCCCTGATCATGACGACCTCTATGAATATGCAAAGTCATGTGATGTATGTCTTGTAATTCATGCCAAGTATCCAAAAGGAACTGCTAAAACAGTTGCTGATTTGTCTGTAAATTTTGGATTTGATGCGTCAGATCTTTCTACGAAAAAATGTTTGATTATTAGTCCATTCACATCTCAGTTGGGTAGTGATGTGATGCTTACTACAAGTGAAAAACTGAGACTGCATCGTGCTAAAACTGCTTCCAACAATCTTCTTCGTAAATGTTCTAAGTTCTTGGATGAGATCGCTTCTGACTACGACAATTCATGGGGACATTCATACTTTATTAAGCAGTATTTTAATGCTAGAGTTAGGGAAGGTCAGGTAGTCAACAGTGCTAGTAAATTCTTTGATGACTACTGCAATTATTACGAGGAAAAGTATCGTAAAAAGATTGGGGAACTGAAGCAAGACAAGGCAATTGCTCAGTGGAAGATGAAGTTCTATGAGGGGTACGAATACATTCACGACAATAAGAATGAATTCATTGCAATGGTTGGGATATATAATAGTATCCAAAACACCAAGTCTATATTCATTCCTAAGTTTGAGAAGGGTGAACGTTTCAAAACGTTCTACTATAATGAAGATGGAACTTACGAAATTGGTGATCAAGAAGGATATGTTGTAGTCAAAGAGTCAACCAGAGCAGTGAAAATTGTTCAACGTCTTGGTGGATTCAGTCAGAGAAACTTCAACGAAATGAAGAAGTGGTCTAAGAAATGAAGAGAGTAGTAGTTGCCTGGGGAAGATTTAATCCTCCAACAATTGGACATCAAAAGTTGATGGATATCACCAAAGCAACTGCTGCTGGAGATCCCTTCTTCATCTATCCAACTCATAGTTTTGGCGGAAAGAAAGATGACAATGGATTTAAATCAAATCCTCTTCCTGCTGACAGGAAACATTTTTGGTTGTCTAAAATGTTTCCACAATATAGAAACAACATCATCTATGATACTAGTATAAAAACAATCATTCAGTTGTTTCAGAAATATCAGGCAGAATATGATGACATTGTTCTCGTGGCAGGTGATGATCAGTATAATGCTTATGTAAAAATGGTTACTACTTATAATAACAAGGAATATACTTATAGGAATATTGATTTTGTTAATGCGGGAAAGAGAGACAAGAAAGCAGCAGGTGCTGAGGGTATGTCTGCTACTAAAATGAGACTGGCAGCTCATCAAGCGAACATTGCTGAATTTAAAAATGGCATGTCGGATAAACTTACAGAGACTGATATAATTAACATTATGAAAGAGGTTCGTGACGGACTATGAAAGATTTTAAAAAACTGAGAGAGGAAGCATTGCGTCAGGCACATCGTCAGAAGGATGTAATCTCGGAAGGTGATGTTGTAATGTCTGCCAGAACGGGAGAGAAAGGAGTGGTACATCGTACAGGTGTAAACTATGCGATCGTTGTCACAGAAGAAGGAAAAATGTTTAGAGAGTGGGTTAAGGACATTCGCTCTATAAATAGACCATAGAAGATCTTCAATTTTAAACAATGGATAAGCAGAGACCTGTTAATAAAGTCGCTCACAATGATGCGTATTCAGCATCTTTGATGAAAATGTATGAAAATTGGATGGGTGGCGACTGCTTCCAAGGTAGCAATATTCCTGAGGCATTTGCTGGCATGGATCCTCAGTCACATGGTGCTGAAATTGAAGACACTACTAAGAAAAAGAAAGTAGCAAAGAAAGAAAAGTCTGTTGCTGAGTCTGCTCTCTGTGAAAAGTGTGGCAAAGATCCCTGTGAGTGTGACACTATTCTTGAGCGTGAAGAGATTGAGATTGATGGTGAGACAATCATCATTGAGAAGGCAAAAGGTCTTGATGGTAAGGCTTGCTGGAAAGGATACAAACTAGCAGGCACCAAGAAGAAAGGTGGTGAGACTGTTGATAACTGCGTCAAGGCAGGATTTGAACCAGAAGGTGAAGAGATCTCTGAGAAGAAACTAGATCCCGTTGGCAAGGAAGACAAGGACGTTGACAACGATGGCGATCATGATAAGTCTGACAAGTATCTTCTAGCACGTCGCAAGAAGGTATCTAAAATCGTTGCAATGTCTAAGAAAAAATGAAGTCGTTCAAACAACTCCGTGAGGAGTGCGGTTGTAAGGATAAAGAAAGAAAAGAAAAATCCAAGAAGAAAACCGTAGAAGTAATGCCAAAGGTAAACGATGGCAACAAACTTCTAATGGGTGTTAAGGAGGAGACTTTGAATGAAAAATCTGTTTCCAAAGCACAACAAAAATTCATGGGTATGGTCAGAGCTGCTCAAAAGGGTGAGGGCGCGTCGTCGCCTGAGGTTGCCAAAGTTGCTTCCAGCATGAAGAAGAAAGACGTTAAGGATTTCGCTTCTACTAAGCACAAAGGTCTACCAGAAAAAAAGAAGGAGAAGCAATAAATAGTTATTGCACTTTGCACCAACATCATGCTCTCATTTCTACTTCCCCTTGCGGCTAAGATCGTAAAGGATGCCGTTGCTAAAGTTCCTGACAACGAAGAACTAGGTGAAAAACTAGTTGAGATCTGCCTACTCGTTCTGGAGAAAGCAGTTAAATTGACCAAGACAGATATGGACGATCAACTTCTTGAAGTTGTCAAGAAGGCGATTGAAGCACGCGAAGAAGCGTGATACCTGGGGGACACAAGTCCCCCTTCTTTATAAATAATCCTAGTCACAGTATAACTTGGAGCGTATCAATGTCTCTATACGGAAGAACTGACTCGGCAACCAACGTCACTAAAGCTGGAAGAGGTATTGCTGCGTCGTCTCAAGCAAAGACTGTTGTTTTCGTTGACGAAACGGAAGCAGCACTCGCAGAAAATAAAGCACGTGGAATCAATGCCCCTGGTTGGTGGTCATATTTCACATATACAGATGGTTCTGGTAAGACCCGTCACAAGGCAGAGCATCTTGTAACCCTCGCTAATGCAGATCTCAACTCTAATGAGACTCAATCTGATGACGCTATTGCAGCAGACGTTCAGAACATCGTTACTATTTCTGCACAACCTGCAGATGCATCAGTAACAGCACCTGCAACTGCAACCTTCTCTGTTACTGCA